AAGGAGACGTGCTGGCAGCAGCAGTCCTCCAGTGCATGAACGGCAACGTCGCCGACGCCAATAAAAGAGGCTACATGCCGAACCTTATAGTGCTCAACCCCGGCAACCACGTCAATATGAGGCTGCTGAAGAATGCCAACCAGAGCTACGTCCATCACCCCTTGATGTCGCCCGACGGCAGCCTGTTCAACGGCGTGAGGATCGTGACCAGCCTCGATCTGGAACCCGGGCAGTTCTTCGTCGGTGACTTCTCCAGGGCGAAAGCCTATATCAAGAGGACCATGCGCATCTCGTTCCACTACGAGAACGAGGACGACGTGCTGAACGACCTGGTGCTGGTACTTGCCAGCGAGAGGATCGCAGGGCTGAAGGTGACCACACCCGATGCATTTGGATTCGTTACCGGCACATTTGCCGCTGCAAAGGCTTTGATTGAAGAACTCGCAGGATAGAGAAAGGAGGAAAGAATCATGAAGAAGCTGATAGTCACATTCATAGCATTTGCCTTCCTTTCTGCGAGCCTGATAGGACAGAGCAAGACCAAGACCGCACACTCATACGTGATGCCTGCCGGCAAGACCTACTACGAGTACGTCCCGAAGAAGAGTGATTATATCGGACCGCACGGCTACGACACCCTGTACTTTGAGATCCTGACGAACAAGAACGTCCCGACCAACTGCAACGTCCGTGTGGACGTGACCAGAGCAGGAACGACAGACACCTACGACATCGATCTCGAGGGAAAGCTCTTCGAGGGTAGCACCTATGCAAAAATCATAGAGAGTGCAGCTAACACCGCATCGAAGGAGCTGGCAGATACCACCCGGACCTCGCTGACGCAGTCGCCGGCTGGATTCTTTCGCTATTACCGGATTGTTGTCAACAACGACAATGCCATAGCAGCTACAGACTCGCTTATCATCAACAAGGTGAGCTTTAAACTTTACGAGCGATAGGGGGGAACCACAAAGAGAGGGAGGGACCTCCCTCCCCTCTTTTTAAATCAATCAAAAAGAGATCGAGATGATTACAGTGACACTTAAAACAGGAAAAGACATCAGGGTGCTGCCCCGTGAGCTGAAAGGCTTGAAGGCCGCCGGACTGCTCAAAGAGGAGAAGGGCAAGACCAAGACCAAAGAGGAGAAGGGCAAGACTGAAACCAAGCTGGACGCCGAAGGGCCCAAGCTGGACAATGAAGAGAAAACCGACGACAACCAGGGAGAGCCAGAGCAAAAAGCAGGGCCTGCGTCCCCAAAAAAACGCCCGGTGAACATAAGCATTAACAACATCAAACAGGGAACCACAAGATAAGATGGACACACGCATCAAGGATAATATCAAAACAGAGATCCTGACTTTGCGGGAGGTCAAGAACTTTATCAAGTTTAAAGATGACGACACCGAGGAGGAGATGCTCATCATAGGCATGATAGCTTCGGTCCGCACCCATTTTGAGAAGCGGACCGGGCTATCATTTACCGAAAAGACCTACGAAACACTCTTCCGGCCTTACGACCGACCATTTATCCTGCCGGTATCGCCAGTGATCAGCATAGACAGCGTAGAGGTGGTGGACTACCAGGGCAACAGACTGCCCCTGATCCTTAACAACGGATATCACAAACGGGGTCTGTACGAGGTGGAGATCATCCCCTATGGCGTGGGCCAAAGCGACACCCTGCATGTGACCTACAAGGCCGGATACGGACATGCCGACACCGAGCCACTGCCAGAGGACCTGAAGGATGCCATGCGAAAACAGATCAAACAATGGTACGATAACCGGGACGACTTCTACGAATTCAACATCCTCGGCAGCATCAACAAGGTGCTGCAACTATACAAGACCAGGGTAATATGAGACCGACCCAGTACAATAAGATCATCAAGGTACAGAAGCCGACCTCCGAAAAGAACAAGATCGGAGGCTGGAAGAATGACTATGCAGCTCTGGAGTGGCAGTTCACCAGCTGGGCCTCCGTCCTGCCGGTCAAGGGACTGAAGAAGATCGAGTACGCACGTCTTGGATACCCGATGGTCCACGAGGTCGAGATGCGGAGCCGCCAGATCAACCCCGACGGTGAATGCCGGGTGATTTACAGAGGGGAGAATTACCAGATCATAGCGATCTCCATCGATGACGAGAAAGTGAACATGGACATAGGGAGGACCGACTGATGGGAGTAATCATGCGCATAGATGACAGGGGCTTCCAGAAGGAGATGCGAGCCTTCGCCAGGAAGAGCGACGGTGACTTCAAGAGAGCCGTTCTAAAGGCTACGCTCCAGATGGAGAGACTAGCCAAGCAGAAGGTTCGCAACATGACCCAGAACGCCAGGGTGAAGAGCAGCAACCTCGTCAACAGCATCTACAAACAGATCACCGGGAGCGGTCTCACGGGAGCAGTTATCAGTGCAGCCAGCTACTCCCAGGCATACGAGGAAGGAACCAGGCCCCATACAATAAGGGCCAGAGGAAAGAAGGTGCTGGCAGGACCACTGCGGGGCGCACCTCCGGGATGGGAGGTGAGTAAGAAGAGTCGCAGCATGGGCTACGCCACATACGGCAAAAAGATACAGCACCCCGGCACACAACCACACCCCTTCATGTTCCCAGCATGGAAATTCGCATGCCAGGAGCTTGAGAAATACATAAGAGAGGCATTGAGATGAAATACAAGGATCCGACAAACCAGCTGCTAGAGGCTTACCAGACACTCCTCGAAGGGAAGATCACCTACGGAGGCCAAGCCGTGACCGTCGGGACCAGGATCCCCAGGCGACGGAACAGGTACGTCATGCTTTTTATCGAGGCCATAAACAATTACAGCACCGGGGACAAGGCTATCTACAATGCCACAATGGCCATACAGATCGTCGACATGCAGGACCTGGGAGAAGGAGACGAGAGCGTAGCCAATGCGATCATGGAGCAGATCCTGCCGCTCGTCGACAACCCGAAATCCTTCCCAATGGCAGATTTCGTATGCCTGACGGCCAACTTCGGAGACATGGAGCCGGCAAACGAGACGAATGAGACCAACTACATAATAACCAAGAAACTGAGAATGAATCACTTCATTGAGCAACTTAATGTTTAACCAACAACGAAAAAGAGATGGCAAAAGTACCAGGTTACAAAATCGTCCTGCAATTCGACAACAAGAAGCTCGTCGGATACCGCAACCACAGCATGGATGCAGAGACTGACTTTGCAGAAGCAACCACAGGAGCTTCCACCAACCAGTGGAAGGAATACCAGCCTATGTACAAGGGGATGGAGTTCAGTGTTGACGGTCTGTACGACCCGACACCAGGAGCCGAGATGAGCTTCGACGGAGCATTCGATCTGCTAGCAGCCGGCACAAAATTCGTCGGCAAATTTGGCGGGACCGAGGTAGGATCCACCTACTGGCAGGCAGACGCATACATACGCAGGGTGCATGTCGATGGACCGTATGACGACCTCGCAAGCTACACGGTAGACGTACTCGTCACCGGTGAACCCGTAAAAAGCACGGTAGTATGATGGAGCGATGGGAGACAGAGCTGATGCTCAAGTTTCGCTACGCCCCCTGGAAGCTCCGGATCCGGTTCTGCTTTGAGTGGAAGGCATGGCTGATAGCTTACGAGATTACAGGTCTGGGACCGGAGCAGTTTAATAAGCTCCCCACCGACCGACAGATCGACGCTATCGCTTTCGGCGCAGCCCAATGGGCCAGGGTCAAAGAGGGGAAGAGACCATTCTTCACCCATGACCAGCTGAAGGAAGCACTCATGAAAGCCAGCAGGGCAGAGAATCTCAAGCTGACGGAGGCACTCGCCTACGCCCAATTCCCGGATTGGCTGAAGCAGGGAATGTCCTCGGATGAAAAAAAAAATTCCGAGAGCTGACCCTCCAGGACATCTACGACATGGCATTCGCCGAGCTGGGTATGACGGAACAGGAGTTTTTCTCGACCCCACCCTTCCGGACATACCTCCGGCAGATGCAATACCAGCGAGAGATTGACAGGCGATGGGAGCAGACAAGGTTCATAGCGATGTTCATAAACAACACCGCCCAGGGCAAGAAAAGGACACTGCGAGCCAGGGATATCATCCCGCTGCCCTTCGATAGGAAGAGGAGCCAGCAGCACCCAGAGTGGACCAGGGAAGAAGCAGAAGAGCTGATAGAAAAATGGCCGGACATACCGGCTGCAAATTGAGCAGAGATGAAGATCATAGGGCAACTGAAAGCGATACTCGGTCTCGACAAATCGGGATTTGATCGGGGACTGAAGGATGCCGAGAAAAAGACCAACATATTCTCGGGAGCGGTCAAGAAACTCGGGGCCGTTTTCGCTGGCGTATTTGCCGCCGGGAAACTCATCCAGCTAGGGAAGGAGATGGTCGATCTCGGAGGCCAGGCCGAAGGGGTCAGAGCTGCATTCCAGAGGCTGAATGACCCGAACCTGCTCAAGGATCTCCGCAAGGCCACCGCCGGGACCGTCGACGATTTGAAGCTGATGCAATACGCCGTCCGGGCCGAGAACTTCAACATACCCCTCTCCAAGCTGGCCTCCTTCTTTGAATTTGCCACAAAGCGAGCCGTCCAGACAGGAGAGAGCGTGGACTACCTAACCGAAAGCATCATCAACGGGATAGGACGAAAATCCACCCTGGTGATGGATAACCTGGGTATCTCGGCAGCAGAGCTACAGGCAGAGGTAGCGAAGGTCGGCGACTTTGGCCTGGCAGCAGGGAACATCATCGAGCGCAGCATGGGCAAGATGGGCGACGTGGCCCTGACCAACAAGCAGAAGGCCGAAGCCCTGGGAACAGCCTGGAAGAACATCAAGACCGAGATGGGAGAGAGGCTGATGCCGATCATAGGCAAGATATCCGAATGGGGCCTCAAAATCATGCCGAAGATAATCAACGTTTTCGGAGGGATGCGCCAGGCGATCGTGAACGTGATCAACTACTTTATAGATCTCTATAACGAGTCGATCCTTTTCCGGGGAGTGATCCAGGCCATCATATTTGTAGGCAGGACCCTCTGGGACTCGTTCAAGACCGGGATCAAGACGACCGTCGGCTACTTCAGCATTTTAGGCCAGGTTATTAAAGACGTTTTCACAGGGAACTGGAAGGCCATCGGAGACCACGTCAGAGCCGGCCTCCAGGGTGTAGCAGAGGACGTCCAGGATTACGGACAAGCCGTCGCTGACAACTGGAACAAAATGATGGAGGACATGACCAAGAGACCGCATGTCCAGTACGTCGAGATCAAGACCGTCCCAGAAGGACAGGCTCCCACTGGAGCCACACCAGCCAAGACCGCCGGCACAGCAGGCCCAAAGAAAGAAAGCCTCATCAGTACAGGAGCCGGAGCCGCATCCCTGCCACAGGTAGCCCCAGCCCTCGAATCGCTGACCCTGCTCCAGATGGGCATCGAGCAGACAAAGGCAAAGCTAGTCGACATGGGGAAGGTGACAGACCAGGTATTCGGAGGACTGGCCGACACTTTCTACGACGCCTTCACATCAACGGACGACATCCTCACGGCCTTCGGCAAATCCTTCGGCCAATTTATCAAGCAGATGGTCGCCAAGATGGTAGCAGCAACCGCCGCCGCACTAGCCCTGGCAGCGGTCATGAGCATGATCCCAGGGCTGGGAGCCGCAGCAGGATTCCCCCAGGCTGCCACCTTCGGGCAAATGTTCTCAGGGCTGCTGGTCAAAGGCATGGGCGTAGGAATGAAGAACGGAGGGACCATTCCCCCAGGCTACCCCAATGACAGCTTCGGGCCGGTCATGCTCAGCAGCGGAGAGACCGTCCTGACAGCCCAGCAGAGCAGGAACCTCTCCAGGGGAATCGACATCACCGTACACGGAGAAATATCCGGAAGAACGATAGCCCTGGTGGGCAGACGAACAGATATCGAGAACTGATGGCATGGGTGCAGAAATATCAGCTTTTAATTCGGGACTGCCACAATATCCTGTGGACGACCAGGATCTATAAGCAGGACTACGCCGGCAGCATCATCACCTTGATCGGCGCCGGACCGGATCCCCTGCGCTTTGAACACCTGACAGAGAGCGACGACCTGGCTGATCCCATAAAGAGCAGCAGGGCGATCCTCACGGTATTCTCGTATTCGATGTTTGCCCACGCAGACCTCTACTCTGATGACGACATGCACCACCGAGTCGAGATAAAGCAGGGTGCTAACCTTTACTGGTCTGGATTTATAGACCCAAAGCAATACAAGGAGCCATACGGACCAGTGCCATACATCACACAGATCACCTGCATCGATGGGCTGACGCTGCTGAAGAACATACGCTACGAGCAGAGCCCAGGAACTCCTTATAACGGGCTGCGGCTAGCCTCGCAGATAATCTTTGACATCCTGGGGAAAATTGACTTCAGCACCTTCCGGGAGTACGTCAATGTCTATGAGACAAACATGAATAAGCTAAGCTATAATTCCCTATTTGATCAGGAGAAATTTAACGCTGACGGCTTTGATGGTGATTATTGCGATGAGGTCCTAAAAAAGATACTCAAAAAATATTTTGCAGTCATCAGGCAGTACGGAGGCGACTTTGTCATTTACCGCCCGACAGAAATGGCTCAAGAATATGTATACGGAAGGAGATTCTTTAGCCCTACTAATAAGGATTTAGTTCCACTTTACCCACAACAGTTTATAAAGAGACCGGGAAATACATCCACCTTCGAGCAGTACCCAGGCAGCATAGTGACCATCCAGCGACCGGCAAGGAAGATCATCTGCCGCCAGGACTATGGCAACAAGGAGAGCTGGCTGGACAATTGGAAGTTTGAACCAGACACCTTCGATGGAACCACCTTCCGTCGCTGGAGCAAGGTTTCAAATCTGGTCATCGGACCAGTGAAGGAACTGATAGCCACAGAAGAGAATGGGGTATATATTGATGTCCACAACTCCTCACCAGACAGCTATTTGAGTCAATTATTTGGAGTTAACGCCATCGCCACAAATGATGATAAATTTTTCCTGGAGTTCAAATATCTTCTGTACAACAAGGCCGCAACCACCATCCCGAGCATAACCCTTTATTTCGGACTTGCGTCCTCGGCAACCGGAGCCTCCCTGCATCCAGGCCCCAACCTTGATGATGGATACTGGAGTTCAGGGAATTTTACTCTTGTCGAGACACAAATTGCTCCTGGCATCACTGAATGGAAAACATTCAGAACGCAATGCAATACAGGGATGCCTGATCCCGGGCCATATTGGATGCAGATACTTAAACCAGATGGTACTGATCCGATTTACCTCTGTGTTAAGGAAATAAAAATAGGCGTTATCTCCGGTGCTATGAGCACACTAACCAGGACAAGCACCATGATCGGCAAGGGATCCCAGCGGAGAGGAGGATTCCCAACCCTGAGCCGGGGACGAATGAAGGTGGCCATGGTTGAAATTAAGGAGATCACCGAGCGGATCTATGAAAAAACAAATCCCATCAACGGCGAGGAGAGAGAATACGAGTTCGACCTGGGCGACATTATAGGCAGCAACATAGAGAACGTAATGGAGCAATTCGCCGGGTGTAGCGTTGTTTACAAAGTACCGACACATACACCATCCTCCTCATGGAGTACCCGAGGCGGTTCGGAGAACAAACCGCTTCTGGAGCTTGTGGGTGACGAGATAGCCGAACACTACTCCCGGGCCAAGCAACTGATCGACATCCAGATCTGGGAGGCAGCCCAGGAGGCCAGCAGCCTCAAGATGATAGGCAGTTTCCAGGATGACATCAACAAGAGAGAGACAGCCAGCGGACTAACCACCTGGCTAAACGGCAGCTTTCAGACATTTGCCTCCGCCGGACTTAATATAACCACCGCCATCAGCCTTTCGGCTGCCGCATACGCCGCTACAAATGAAATTCAAGTTAGAGCAGGAGACAAGCTAAAGGTAACCATAACGCTGAATCTCACCTCCGGCCTCCAGCCAAACATCTATCTCTATGCATCAATGGACGTTCGCAGCAACGTGGTAACACTCACCCCAGGGATAAACCGGGTAGAACTTACCTCGACCTACACAGGGCCAGTCCGGATGTTTATCGAGGTAGCAGGAGCCTCGGACTTTGCAACCACCAACACGACAATAAACAAAATGATAAACAGGGTCTTCGCAGCGAACAGAGGAACATTCAACGTGAAGAGCCGAATCTGGAAAATTGATTTGATTGAGCTATGAACGAAGAACGGTGCATAAAAGAGAAAGAGATCGACCGACTGACCAGAGCCATGTTCGGAGGCAACGGGTCGGAGGGCGTCCAGGTGAAGCTCGCCAGGATCGAGACCAAACTCGGCACAGTTATCGAAACGGTCGGACAGATCGATGCGAAGATGGCAGAAATCATAAAAGCCGGGGAAAAGGAGAAAGGAGCCGATGAGGAAAAGGAGAAATCAAAGCTCAATGCCAGACAGAGGACCAGCATCTGGATCACCGCAATCATCGGCGCAAGCGGAACGATTATAGCACTTTTGACACTAATCTTAAAATGAGACAGATATGA